TTTGCAGACCATAGATACGGAAGTCAATCTTCAGCAACTTTACTCGTTAATGGTACAAATTATAGTTACTTAGTCCCTAAAACTAGTGGCGCATGGGTAGAGATTCCTGAGACAACTCTTGAAACAATTGCTTGGAGTAGTGTAAATACAACGAGTGGAGGTAGTGGCGATGCTATTGATATTGGTGCGATAGAAGTAGACGGTGAGATCCTCATGGATGGAGCAAATCATACTGATAGTGTTACTAAACTTAGCGTACTTCCGAATTCAGCCGATAGACTCAACCCAAATAATGGGACAAAATGGAGTGATTATTTAGTTAGCTCAACTGGCTCATTTTTTAGTGGAATGCCAGCAACTAACCTATTTAATGGAAATTTAGCTAACGGTACGGATGCTAATTCTACTTCAGCTACTTTAACTTTCACACCTCCAACCCCTATAAGTTATAACGGATCGGTAATACTTCACTGTTCATGGACTCACTTCCAAACTTCAACAGCAGTAATAACTCATTCAGATGATTCAACTACATCAACTACATTAACTGACGTTAAAAAATTCAAGGTAATAGACACAGGTGTAGGAACTATAAAATCACTAGCTCTTACAACTAGTAGTGGTTATCTGAACTTGGGTGGGATTGAAGTTGATGGTCATTTATTAATTGACTCATCCGTAGACAATTCGTTCCACTTAAAGTTCAATAACACAACAAGTAATGCCAATGTAGGAATAAATGATTTCAGAGGAAAGATTGCTGATTCAACAGGCGCTATTCCTATCTTAAAAACTAGTGATGTTTATGGTGAAGTAAAATCGAGTGGAAACACAACAGACAGCCTTTCAAGTTATTTAAAACTGGCAATACCTGGAGATAATGTTACGAATACAACGATGGATCTTTCTAGCTCCAATCATGACGTAACTCATAGTTCAACCCCTGTTACAACTACAACGTCCGAAAGTAGACTATATGGAACATCTTTAAACTTTGGAGATCCTGGAAATGCAGATACTTATTTAACTCTTCCTGAGCACGCTGATTTTCAATTTGGAACGGGTGATTTCTGTATTGAAATGTGGGTTTATTATCAAAAAACCTCTAGAGAAACTTATAGCTTATGGGGTCAAAAGAATAACCCAGAAGATGGGGTGATGTTACGTACAGATGGTCATGGAGAAGTATTAAAAGCATTCTTTACTTGGGCAGGTGGTGGATCACTTCAATGTAATCATGATTTCAATGATAAGTGGACACATATTGCTCTTACTAGAGCAAGTGGCACTTTTAAGCTGTGGGTTAACGGTGTAGAAAAAGCAAGTAATACAGCCTCTTATGATATGGATGGTTCTGTTGCTCCACGTATAGGTAGCAATGTTCCTAGTGGTTCAACTGAATATTTTGCAGGGAAACTTCAGGACATAAGAGTATATAAAGGTCATGCAAAATACACGGCTAATTTTAGAGCCCCGAATAAAGATGCATTTACTGTTACAAACATAAATGCCTTAGACCCAGAAATAACAGTTGCTAATGCTGATGCTAAAACTAAACCTATTTATGTAACAAGTGGAGACCAGGGTGGAACAAAAGGATCAGGATATAATACTGATGCTTATAAATCCTTACTTGTCTTTGCTGTTCCTGGTGACACCATTGCTGATATTTCACATGTCAGTGATTTAAGGAATAGTGGTAGTGCTTTAAGCATTACTAATAGAAATTCAGTAGATCTTCTTACTACACAAAGCCGTTTCTATGGTACTTCAATGTACTTTGACGGTAATGATTCAACTAATGATGGGACGGGTGATGCCATACATATTGATGATTCACAGGTAACTATCGGTACAGGTGAATTGACTGTTGAATTCTGGATGCGAGCAGACTCACTATTTAACAACTTTGTCATTTTTGATTGTAGACATGGAACTAACAACTGGCCTACTAATGATGATGGATTTACTATTCAGTCCAATGCTTCAGGAATGCTTTGGTCAGATGGAATGAGTGGAGGAGGAGCTGGTGGACATTTTGCGACAGCTACCGGAGTAATACAAGCTGAGACCTGGCACCATATTGCAGCAACTAGAGATTCTTCTAGTGTCATGCGGTTCTTTGTTGACGGGAAAGTAGTTGTTACTAAAACTTCTGCAACTTGGGATTTCGATCAGACAAGAATGTGTTGGGGAAACAGTGCTTCCTTTGGTGAAGGTTATAAGGGATTCTTGCAAGATATAAGGGTGTATAAGGGGTCAGGTGCTTGTAAGTATGTAGAGGATTTCAATGTGCCTACGTTTGGGGCTCCTGGAAGTATTGATGTCTTAACAGATACTCCAACGAATTATGGAACGGCATCTTCACCTGAAGTCGGTGGAGAATTACGAGGTAATTATTGTACGCTAAATGCTTTAGATCAAGCTGGTGATGCTCTATCAGAGGGCAACCTTAAATTAGGTTATTCTAGTAATAGTCATAGAGCTGCTAGAGGTACATGGGGATTAACTTCAGGTAAATGGTATTGGGAGTATGAAACAACAGTAAGTGGAACGTCTTATCACGGGGTAGGGACTAAGGCAGCTGCCTTAAGTTATGACTTTGGGTCACTTGCAACCTTTAAAGATTTCTGGTATTTACATTCAACCACATCCGATAAAGATCTCTTTACCGCAGGCACTGATACTTCTAATTATCTAACTGGTACATCATCTCCAGTTGGAGAAATTCAGCAAGTCATGCTGGATATGGATAATTATAAATTAAAATTTGGTGTAAATAACACTTGGGGCGCTGAGATAGATCTGGCTTCAACTGCTGGAGGTTCCACTAGTTCTTATAAAGAATTATTCCCTATTGCTAAAAGGTATAGCTGGAGTGGTTATGTGAACTTTGGACAAAGACCTTATAAATATGCAGCGCCTGCAGGTTATAAGTCTTTATGCACTCAAAACCTTGACGACACATTTAGTGGGGCGGATGTAAACAATCCATCTAAGTATTTCGCTATAAATACATACGCAGGTTTAGGAACAGGAATTGCGAACCCAATTGGCGGGATGAAATTCGGTCCAGATCTTATATGGACTAAAGCTAGAAGTTACACAGATGATCATGCTTTAAGTGATCAAGCAAGGGGAGTTTCTAAAACATTGGCCACTAATAGTACCGCTCAACAAATCAGCACTGCAGGTAGTTTCGTGACAGCGTTTAATTCCGATGGATATACATTAGGAGATGGAGCAACAGTCAATGGAAGCAGCACAACATACGTTAGTTGGTGTTGGGATGCTGGAGCATCCGCAGCAACAGCTTCAACGGATGGAACTAAAACCCCAACTGCTCAATGGGTGAATACTGCTGCTGGTTTCACTATGGGTACATATGATGGAGACCTTACTAACTGCACCATTGGAACAGGGTTAACATCTCCCCTAGATTTCCTTATAGTTAAAAGAGCTGATGGGTCTGATGGGTGGATTGTTTACCATAAAGAAGTTGGCCATCTAAAATATCTAAGACTTGACAGCGCTGATGCAGAGGCAAGTACTGCTGCAGGCCAAACTAATTATTGGAATAGCACTGCTCCTGCAGATGATAAATTTACTATTGGAAACGGTGGTCATATAAACGGCAACGGTAGTAGTAATTTATTTTTAGGTTGGACTTCAGTCCCTGGGTTTAGTGCTTTTGGAGAGTATTATGCGGACGTTGTAGCAGGTAATGGACCTTTTGTCTGGACAGGATTTAGACCCGCTTATATATTATCTAAGCGTAAAGATAGCGATGTTGGAGCCAACTGGAGCACGAACGATATAAAGCGTGGAGCGCTCGGTGGAGGTAATGTATATAACGCACATTTATATGCAAATGGTAATTATGCCGACTGGACACATGATGAAGCAGAAGTAGATTTCTTAAGTAATGGATTTAAAATAAGAGGTAATGGCACTGGAACGATGAATAGAACCAGTACTGCTGTGTATGTCTATATTTGTTTTGCAGAACATCCTTTTAAAACAGCCCGCGCCAGGTGACGCTGTTAATTAACACTTTCCTTTCACACTTTTTATCATGGCTTGGCTACGCGACGGCAACCCACAACCAGATACAGGATTCACTGTTGGAGATGTAAATTATCCAGCAGGTTGGATCGCAAACAATTCTCAAGCTGAAAGAGATAAGTTAAATATTACTTTTGCGGCACCACCTACTCCTCATGACCAAAGATTTAGTTGGGGGTGGAAAAGTGACGGAACGGAGAACTGGAAAGATCTTGCAGAATTAAAAACATTTTGGGGGGACAAACAGACTCTCACTTCACAGAGTTTACTTAGTCAAAGTGATTGGATGGTAATCAGGAAGCAAGAATCAGGAACAGCAATTCCTACAGTCTGGAGTGATTATCGAACAGCATTAAGGCTTGCTTGTAACAATCGTCAGGCAGCATTAAATGCAGCATCAACATCAGAAGGTTTAAAAAGTCTTATTACCAGCCCTTCTATCGTGACTCAGAGAGAAAAAGATGGATCAGGAAATGATGTAGAGGAAAAAGACTCTGATGGTAATAGCTACGATCCAAAACGCTATAAGTTGGAAACTGTTCCAAATACAGGCAATTTAGAGATTAAATACCCCTGGCCTACAGAACCATCATGACTCATGCTTTTTTAGTAGTCCTTATGTTTTGCTTTCTTTTGATTGGATATAGTTTTATATGGATGAGTAGCCTAGATCCACATAAGTGAGTAGACTCGCACGGTTATTTCTCTTGTGAGGAGAGTTCTATGTCCAGACTTGGACTTCTTTTTTCTGCTGCCTTTATTGGTGGTTCGGCTGCTGTTGCTGGCCCCTATGTCAACGTTGAAAACAACGCCGGATTTTTAGGGTCAGATTATGCAGGGAGCGTAACGGATCTGGCAATAGGCTATGACACCAACTTTGGTGAAAACGCAACTCTTGGAGCGCAAATTGGTCCAGCTTTCGTCAATCCTGACGGAGATGTTGATGGTTCTACTCAGATTTCAGGCAAGATCTTTGGCAACATTGATCTAAACGAGAAGCTAAATCTCTACGGGGAATTGGCTGGTCTTACTTCTGAAGATACTGACAATTTATATAACTTAAAAGCTGGTGCAACCTGGCGCTTCTGAGTAGATTAAGGGCGTAGGCGTCATTAACCTACGCTCCTCACACACACAAATACCCGCTATTCTGGTCATCGGTTAGCGGGTTTTTCACTTCTTATGCAAAAAGTATTTAACGCTTTAAGTGCTGTTTCTTTTGTACTTGTCGTTGCGATAGGTGCAGGAGGAATCATTACTTACAAATGGGCAACCAATCCAAAGACGCATGAGCAACTACAACAAAAAGTAGTTGAAAGTGTAAAAGGATCTCTCAAAATCCCTGGTATGACAGGTGGAGCAACATCTCTTGGTAAAAGCAAAAAAGGCGCAAAACTTCCTTTCTAATGAAACCTCCTTCTAGATCTAGCTGCTGGAATTACAAAGTAGCTTCAGTTGATCGAATCATTGATGGTGACACTATTGATATCACCATTGATTTAGGTTTTGATCTAAGTATTAAACAACGAGTGAGAGTTGCTGGTGTTGATACCCCCGAGAAAAGAACGTCAGACCATGAGGTTGAAAAACCACTCGGAATCGACGCAACAAACTGGCTCACAGATCAGTTGGAGACTGGTTTTGCTGCTGGGTATGATCTTATTATCAGGACTCAGCTTGGTTCTGGGGCGAGTGGTAAATATGGTCGCCTCTTAGGTTGGTTGTATTTAACAGATCCTGAAGTCTCTCTCAATGAAAAGATGATTGAAGAAGGATATGCCTGGGCATATGACGGTGGATCTAAAAATAAGAACTTCGAAGATTTGAAAAGAATCAGACGATCAAAAGGAACACTTCCCTCTATCAATGGACCAATAAATCCACCTGAAGCATCAGGACCAGGCGGCCCATTAATGACTCCAACTGACTTCATCCCTTGACTGAAGTTGTTGAACCTCAAATAAGGATAAGAAGTGTTCCTGATATTGAAGTCATCCCTCCGCCAATTATTATTGAGCCTCCTGTAACTGGGGGCATTCCTTGGGGACTACCAGTCATAGATATGCCGTGTGCAATGACACGGGAAAGATATACATCTGGAACGTCTGATTACAACTTAGATCCAGATGGAAATATGGTTATATGTGAAGGAGGTGCGCCTGCTTTCTTTGCTCCAGACCTAACACCAGGAATAAAGGCAATTCCACAGGAGTTGAAGGTATCGGACTACGTGCAAGAAAATAAAAATAACGAAAAAAAGGCAGAAACTCCACAAATAAAGATTCCTGAGATTCCGCCAAGACCACCATGTCCTCCTCCTGGATCTTTACCAGTTGGGTCGATCGGAAAATATGGACGAGGAAGAATTCTTGCTTATCGAGAAGATCTAAGTACAGGAAAATGTATAACAGAGTATGCGCCAATTAAAATTATCGAGACGGTAGATCACTTCACTCCTCCACCTGCCTTAGTAACAGGAGTAATGGCGACTGCATTGTTTGGAGCGTCAGCAGCATTATTGGCAGCTCCACTAACTGAAGTTATCAAGAAGAAATCGAAACCTCTTCAAAAGAAGATTATTAAATTTGTGAAGAAGAAACTAAACAAAAAAGAGAAACCTGTTTCAATATCCGAAAGGATGCAAGCTCAACGAGAGAAGAAAGCTACTGATCGGATGTGGCGTTCCCTGGGTAAGAAATAGTGTGGCTGTGATTGGGCAATACGCCAGGAGGATTTACTAGCTCCACATCTTCACAAAGAAGAGCATATTTAGTCCCAGGTTTAAATCGAACTCCATCTTTTAGGAGCTTTGAACATACCTTTAATCGCCCCAATTCATAGCTCAATCTCTTGTCTTCATAAGCAGCCTGAAGTAGTGAGATCCTAGTATTTGCAGCTTTTTTACACAGTCTTATGCTTTGGCGATCTAGTTGAATATTCCAAGAAAGAGAGATCCCAGGGCTAATTGCAAAACTTTCCTTCTGTCCAGTTCTGATTGATTTATACCCAATTACCGACCCTGGATTGTCAGGATTACCATCTGGAGCGTCTACTTCTTCTCCATCTTCATTAATTACGGTATGTCCTGTGAAGTCGCTTTCGTCATAGATAGGGGATAGATATGTTTGTTCATCAGGACGAGTAAATGACATGTTTGATGAAACGAAAGGTTGTATGGCTAATGTATCTCCTTGGCAAACTATTCCATCTCCAAATTGATTAGTAAATTGTCTTGAAGGTAAGTTCTGAACAGCGAAGTTAGTAACACTTCCAGATGAATTTGCTACAGGATTTGAAGTAGCATTTATGTTATTTGCGTGAACTGGGGAATGGCATAAAGCCAGTAGTGCGAAGGCTACCCGCTTCTTCATTGTGTGAAGACTGAAGTGGACTCAGTAACACTTTGTATTTGAATAGTTCTATCTACTTCAGTGACAGATTGAAGTCCTGGCCCCATGTAACTTTGACTAAAGTTAGTAGCTGCACCTGGGGTCGTCTGACTCCATGTAGGAATACTATTTACACCTGTCCATGAAGAAGAAACGCCGTTCAAGGTTTGAGTTCCAACAGTGGTATTTGTAGGACTAATTGTTCCTGAACCTGTGATATTTGTACCTCCTACTGCATAGGTATAGCCTGTTGAATAAGAATAACTTTTAATTATCTCCCTGGTATCTTGTGTTGATTCTGTTCTGCTAGTAACGCTACCAGCAGAAAAATTAGGCACCACAGGCACTGCAAACACTGGGCTTCCAGCGAGCATTAATAACAAGAATAACGCTTTATTCACGTTACTAATTCATGTTTAACTCGGAACTGATAGATCCCACGACACTCTGACCTGGGCCAGTTACTCCGAGGGTGACTGTTCCTCCAGCAACTGATGTGATTGCAGCCGTTGGATTCCCACTGGCACCTGAGTAAGTGGTGACATTTCCGAATGCAGGCAAGTTTGCTACCACCCCGCTGCTCACTGTGGAGCCAGATCCAATTGCTGCTACCACGTCTCCTGAAGTCCAGCTTTCGCTGAAACTCGTTGCAGCACCTGCAGTTGTCTGCGCGTAGCTGTTACTTTTGAACGTGCCAGCTGCAGTAGCAGATGCTGGAGCGGTTACACCACCAAGAGTGCTTGAGGTGATGTTGGTTGCACTCATTGAATAAGTGGACCCAATACGGTTCGAGATGGAATAAGCCCCATCAGCTGTTGCTTGAGCTGAAGCTGTGATCTTGTGAGTGAGACCACCTGCATGAACTGGAGCGCCAAACAGAAGAAGTAGAAGAAGTAAACGTTTCATAGATAAGCCTTGCTGATGTTGGTGGCAAAACCGATAAGGGTGATCAAGGCTGCCAAAACAGCACTCGCACCGTAGACATTGCGTTCTAGTACTCTAACTCGCTCATTTAAGTCACCGTTTTTCTCTTCAAGACGTTGGATCTTAAGAGCTTGAACCACAATGCGAGTTTCTTGGTTCGCATCAAGAGAGAGTCCTTGATCAGTCATGCTTTGTCGTTAGGTCCGATGATTCTTACAGGTAAGGTTTCGACTCTTATTGTCTGAACATTTGTTGGTTGAGCTGCCAACATTTCTTGCATTTCTTTCTTATTCATAGGCTTATTGTCTGAGTCACCTTCGTAAGTCCCATCTCCTCTTTTCTTTGCCGTCTCAAGCCCAAATGAGGCTAAAGCTCCCGTGAAAACGCTTGCTATGAAAGTCGGGTCGATCCTTTCTTGTTTACCCAAACCAGGCAATTCTACATAGTTTAAAGTTAATATAAACCCGCTCCAAACTACAACTCCAAGTCGGACGAATGTAGAAAGAACTGCCAACTGTTCACTTTGAGAATCCATAGAGTCTCTTAGTTTTCCTAGTGGACCTTTTTTCTTCCCTGGCTTTTTATCAGAAGGTGGATCTTTGATGTCGATGTCAGGCATGATGAAGTGCAAACCTCTACTACATTAAATGAATGAAATCACAGCGGCAATGATTGGCGCAATAGCTAGTGCCTTCTTAATGGCTCTAGCCAACATTAGTAACAGACGGGAAAGAGATATAAGAGAACTTTTCCATCGGATTAACGCTTTAGAGAAGGAAGTGGCTCGGAGCGAAAAACCTCGTAGGCTAAGGGGACTTTAATTAACTTCCTATGGATTTCTTAGGAGAAGCTTGGTTCTGGATCATCGTCGCTGCTGCCAGCGAAATCATTTCATTGAACCCAAAGTTAAAATCTAATGGCGTAATTCAACTTCTTCAGGCAGCATTAGAAGATCTAAAAAAGAAAAAAGGACAATGACTGGATACAAAACTGAATGGGTCGAAGAAGACCGTCAACGTGTAATGACGATGGATCAGTTATATATTGAGGACGGTCGGCACCATAAGGACCACCCGAAGCACGGTCTTTATACGGGGTTGCACCAAGAAATTTTGGTTTATGAAAAATGGAAAAAGATCAAGGAAGGATAACTTTCCCTCTTTACCTACGTGACTTTTTTGATTACTACGACGAAGGAGATCCTTACCACAATGCGGCTATAAGTAGACTCCATGATGCAATGCCGGAGGAGCTATTAACGAGCACAGCGGAGTGGTTTCAAGTGTGGAGCCAGGGAGGGAGACGATGAACTTCCGAGATTGGCTTGATGTCAAGTTCACCGATGAAGAGACCCTTTCAATAGAAAGAGAAGCACGTGAACTAGAGAAAAATGAAGACACAGAGCACGTAGCTAGAACCTGTATAGCGCTGCTCAAGCAATCTCGTTACCAGTCAAAACTCCTGGAACGAGCGGTTAATCGAATTGGTTTCCTGGAAATGGAGATCGAAGCCCTAACTAACCTGGGACGAAGGAAGCCGTAGTACCCGCTTTCTCCCATTTTATTTCGTCCTTGGATACAACAGCTTCTGGATACTGAACGGTGTACCAACGGTGGTTGCAGTTATCACAACGCCTTCTTCTTACAGTTACACCATCTTCTCCTGTCTTAGTACATACAACTCTTGCAGCTAAACCGTTGCAGTTAGGGCACTTCTGGGTCTGATGTCTCATTGTTTGTTTCGTTAGCGGTTCGCCCCTGCACTCGACGAAGAACTGACTCACGCCAAACGGCTTCATCTTTTGCTTCAGCGTCTTTGTAAATAGACGTGGATAGTTCACGCTCCAGTTCTTTATAAACTGCGTTTCTTATCCAGGCAGTGGCGCGGATACCTTGGCTTTTAGCCTGATCCATAACGAGCTTAGCTCTATAAGGGTCAAGCAATATTTGAAGGTAGGTCTTGTTTCCGTGCCTTAACGCCATTGCAGTAAGAGTAATTGTACTACTCTACCACCTAGCTGGGAGATCGGCATCTTTCTTCCAAGCATTACGTTGAGCTTCCCTAGAAATTCTCCGTTGCTTTTTAGAACCCGCTCTAATTTCCCTCGCGCCTTTAAGAAAAGTAGCGGCTCTATGAAGATCCCCCGTCATTGCTAGCTGAATTTCTTTGTTCAGCATTTCCATGACTATTTGTCTTCCGCTCTTCGGAGTAGGCGACATCCATCGCATCTGGGAGACTGCTGTAATAGCCTAGCTCGTTTTCTTCTTGTCGGATACGCCATCCGTTAGCTGTTCGAGCGACTGCGATCAATGGACTTCCCTCCAGGTTTTACCGGTAGATACTTCAGCCAATGAGGGAATCTCACCCAACCACATAGCTTCCGCTTCTTCCATCACTTGTTTTAGTACGGAGGCCCATTCATCTGCTGTTTCCTCACGTACAAGTAGCAAGATTTCGTCATGAACTGCAGCAGCAATTCGGACAACATCTTCACCTGCTTCTTTTACCAAAGGCCAAAGATTACCTAAAGAGCATTTAAGAATTGCAGCTCCTGCTCCTTGAATAGGAGTATTGCAGCGAACTGTTAGCCGATTTAAATCGCCTTTTAAGTAACGCCGCATTTCAGACACTGGAACGCGAACTTCAGCCCACGCGTTACCTTCTGTTTCATTAGCTCTTAGAGCATTGTCTTGTTGCCACTGAGCTATTCCTTTGAAAGTAATAAGCCACTCATGTCTTATTGCAGCAGCTTTTTCTTCAGTCATAGTTATCCCACTTGCACCTGCGTAATTTCTCAAGCCCTTTGCACCAGATCCGTAGAGGAGGCCAAAATTTGCTGATTTTGCTATTTGTCTTTCACAACCAATAGCTTCCGCAGTAACAGTGTGCAGGTCTTTATTGTTCTTAAAAGCTTCAATCATTGTTTCGTCGTTAGCCAAACAAGCTGCAAGCCTTAATTCCATTTGACTGAAGTCTGCGTCAACTAATGTCCAACCATCCGGTGCTTCAACACATCGTCTAAATGTGTCATCCCTAGGAATTTGTTGGTTATTAGGTTTAATACAACTCATTCGACCTGTGTCTGCACCCAGTTGCATATAGGAAGCTCTAACAAAACCATCAGTGTCTATCTTTTCTTCGATGGAGGTAATCATCTGCCTCCTCTTTTCAGCCCTCTTCCACGTTAGGTATGTTTGAACTACCTCATGGTCAGCAGAGAATCCCCTAAGTGCTTGCCTTGAGGCGCTGGGCTTCCCGTCAGCTCCCTTAGGAGTGAAGCCCAGTACTGCCTCGAATTTGTCCAAAAGTTGCTTTGGACTATTCAGGTTGAACCCCTTGTACTTTTTAGTACCTAGGCGAACTGCACCTTGGTCTTTAGCCCGCAAGTTAAACGAACCGTCATCTTCTCTAGGCAATTTCTTTTTGTCAGGAAGAGCAGCATCTAATTCTCGAACAAAATCTTTACCCATCTGTTCGACATCGTGCTCATAATCTTTCTTACATTCCTGGAGCGACTTCTTATTCCAGGGCAAACCTGTTCTCCACATCTGCGCCATTGCAGGTAGAGCACGACATTCCAGGGCATAAGCACCTGTTAAGCGAGCAACAGCAAGTTTGTTTTCAAGTACAGAGTCGAGTTCAAGAACAGCAGCGACATCTTTAGCCGCATAAATAAGCTGCTCTTTACTCAATTCTGGTGCGCCCCAGTCAGATCTCTGCTGATCTTTTGAGATTTCGGCCTTTAAGTGTCTAGACACAAGTGCATCTAAACCATGTTTGATGTTTGGTATTCCGTTAGTGAGCAGACGACTAGCAATCATCGTGCAACCAAATCTTCCACGGGGATAGATTCCTTGTTCTTGTAACCAGCCAAGATCAAAGACAGCGTTATGTGCTAACCAAAAGCGTTCCCCATTATTAAAAAAGCGGTCTAAATGTAGCCAGTCATTATCATCAAGATCAAAACAATCGATAACAACAATAGTTTCACTAACTAAACAACCAAGTTGAATAAGGCGTAACTTACCTTTTTCCGGTTGTAACTGTAGGGTCTCAGTATCGAGACCCACAGTAATGGAAGTATTAAGGCGGTGAAGCTCTTTAATACCAAAGTATGTGTTGAATTTAGAGGGCATTTATCTGCCTCGATAACTCCAGCATTTCATCTACATAATCCCCAACAGGATCATTATTGTTTTTGTATGCATGAGGTTCTAGCTCATGCATTACATCAATAATGGCTTCGTATTTAGCCCAAATACGTCCTCGCTTTTCATGAGCAAACTCATCATCATCGGGAACATCTTTCCAGGCTTGGAAATACTTTTCTCTGGTATCACTTAGGTGATAGTGAACGTCTCTTACTGTTTTCATCACACGTCCTCCTCGAATCCGATTGGAGGAGTGACCTGCCAATCAGCCCAGGGAGCCATCTTTTCTATATCTGCAAGAGTTGGCTCATTAACCCCAGGAATAATCGGATTGTCCCAAAGCAGCGTTGTTGTGCAATGAGCAGAACCCCATTCTTCTGGTTCGTAACGGGTTGCAGGTAGAACTTGAATACAGTCTTCGACGATTGCCTGAACTTCTACGAGATCAGATCCTCTGTCGTACGAAAACGCGATAATTTTTTCAATGTTGGCCATGGGTGGACCTCCTTAGTTTTGTGGACATTGTTAGTGTAGTACTTTAAACCCTTTGTGTCAACTCTCCGAGCTTAGGAAGTTGAGAAATATCAATACGAGTAAAGATCGACACATCTAAACCCATATCAAGAGCCGCATAAGCTTCCGTGTCTAGCTCCATCAAACCAACAGCATCAATCCCGTAAGTGACTTGCTGCACTTTAGAGGCTTTGCCTTCAAAGTAACTGGTGTATCTGACTAAAGCTGCTGGACCTTCATCGTAAGGACACTCATAAACAGCGAGTTGGATGTGTTTTCTGTCCATAGGAAGCATCTCTTTTATCCTAGTCTCCTCCTTTTTTGGCTTAGTACCAAAAACAATACGCTGAATTCGATTCCAGAGAGTCATAAGCAATAATAATAAAGCATTAATGTAGCATACTAGTTACTCCCCCACTTCATCCAGGCGTCGTTTTTTAGCTTTTGTAATTCTTCGGGTGTTCTCTGCCCCCTCGCGTGGGGATACTTTAAATTTGTCCCATCTAAGGCACTTTCCTTTCCAGGACTGGGTTTTGGGGTGGGACAAATGGGTGGGACATCCTCCTTTTCGGTACTTTTTGTCCCAGGGGTGGGACAAGTCGTTCCAGGGGTGGGACAAATTGGGTTTGTCCCAGGGTCTTGTCCCAGGGTAGATCCATTGGTATCACTATTAATTGCCTGGGGTGGGACAACCTGTTCAACCTCCCCGCACGCGAGGACAGCTTTATATACCTTTTCTACTGAAGAAGTTCCTTGTCCCTGGAGCGTACTCACTATTACTTTTTTATTTTCTAGACGTTGAAGGGCTTTTCTAATTGCGGTTACGCTTCCACCGATGGAAGGATCTGCGTTTAGTTCGGCTCTGGTGAGTGCTCTGGGGTAAGCAGTTCTAAGTCTTAGAAGAACAAGACCAATAACCTTTGTAGGTGATACGTCAGCGTCATCAACTTCTGGAGTGAAATCACTGATACTGAAACTCAGGTCATCCTCCATTCGCATAAGCAGAGCTTTTCCGCGATTACCACTTCTGGATTTTTCGAGCGTAATGATTCTGGATTGTTTACCTACTTTTTCTATTTGTTGTTCTGATGGCATCTGTAGAGACCACGTTTCATCCACCGCATCCCGAATTGCACTGGTGCCACGGAAACCACCCGTCTTATTCGCATGGTGAATTATCAGAATTGTTGTGGCTGGAAACAAACCACCATTGTTTCGTGTCAACCAATAGAGAGGAGTTGCAAAGTCCGACTTGTTTTCATCAAAAGCTCTTCCTCCACTACACCCAATCAGAGAGTCAATAACAACAAGTTTTGGCTGCACCTGATTCATTATTTTTATGAACTGGGCGTAGTGCTGTAAAGACCAATCCGTCTGAATATGCGTGTCTCTAGTGATAGGGAAATCAACTTCTTGTAGTTGTTCTTTTAGTTGGATTAAAGGTTGGTCCCCGTTTAAAAGAAGAACAGGGCCTTTTTCTACTGGTACGAGTTTTCCTCTTACAACAAAAGGTTGCCCAGCAGCTACGTGTTTTGCGATTGCCCAAGCACTCATTGATTTACCGTCTCCACCTGCTCCATAAACAAGAACGACTGATGGAGTAGGGAGCACATCGGGTATTAAGTAATCCCTTTTACCCTTCAAATTCATCAGGTCTTCTATCTTCATCAGACCTTTGGCTTCTTCGTATTGAATTTGGTCAACAACGAGTTTTTCAATCGAAGCCTGTTCTCTATACCCTGCCTTAAGTGCCAGAGAGTTGAGTTTGTAATTAACTTCTGCAGGGTTATCTAATTCAAGTATCTCTTTGGCTTCTTTTATTACTTGCTTGAAAGGGAGAGTCGATGTCCGTATTTCCTGAACCTGACGAGCCTCCGCTCCCTCAAGAATTGCCCTGCTGGACTCTTGAAACCTGACTCGTTTGGGATCCTCCTGGTCCGCTAACCAAATAAGTGTCCCTAAAGCAACTCTTCCTGGCCTAAAAGATTTCCAAGGTTCCTCGCAGGGATTCGCATCAATCCACTCATCTGCATATTCGGGGTCTTCACCTGACCAAGCAGACCAAAGCGTTAAACCGAGATCGTCAGGCAGAACGGAATGAATAGCCATTCCTATCTTTATCCAGTGCTCGCGACTTCCAGCTCCCTGGTGCGTAATGACGCTTAAACATTCCTGGATTATTTGAGCGACTTCCTCATCTGTGCGATCAGAAAGATCAAGTGCTTTTCTGTTTTTTATTATTCCTGCACCATCCCCAGACTTCGCTGCTTTCATTTCAGCGATCAACCAATCTGGAGCGGTTGGGATTTTTTCTAGATCTCCCTCAAAACCATAAGTTCCTTCTTCAGATACCTTTCCGCCTGGATAATCGCCATAGATAAGTCCTTGGCGACCCCAGAGCAGCTCATAACAACCACCTGTGGCTTCTGATAGTCCGTGTCCTTGAACTTCCCCCCATATATCTTCAGGGATCTGAAAAACATATTTTGCAGCGTTGTGCTTTGTGCTGGTTATGACTGGAGCGTCCTTTAAAGAATCACCCCATTTCTTTTTTAGAGCCGAGAGATTTCTATCGCAGTCAAGAATGACTACTCCATTCCCTCTAATCCCTGTGAAGAGACCGACGGCACCGAGAGAAGAATTTCTCTCCAATGCGTAAGCAACATCGGCGGGGCTGAACTTTCTTTTAAAGGCTTCTTCAAGGGGGTTTTTTCCTGTGGCATCTCTTCCTGAGAGCATCTTTGCTCCCTTCTTGTAGATAGGTGCATAGACCAGATTCTCAGGCAGATTCTGTACAAATTGAAGTAGGTTCATGTGCTACTATTCTTTTGGGTAATCGGACTCTTTTTAACCCTCAGGGCTTATCCCGCCTTGGGGGTTTTTAAATTGTAGCGCATTGACGAGGGTCTGTCACAATGCTACAATAATTAGGCACCGAGCAAAGTGCTCACCGCTTAACCGACTATGCCTTTTCTATCAGAGAAAGCCTCATCAGCTGTAGCCGCTGGCACAGGAGGAGGTTATCTAAACCCTTCCAAGATTCAAAGCGGATTATCAGTTCGCTTCGCACTTCTTGATGACAACCCTCTCGAATTCTTCGAGGTTTGGGGTGAAGCTCAAGATGGTTCTGTAAAACCATTTCGTTTTACAGACGAACCAACTCCAGATGATGTTGCAACTGAATTTGGGTCCGATTACAGCCGCCGCTTAAATCGTGACGGAACTGCACCGGAAGCTGCAAAGTTTGCCATCGCTGTTCCTGTTTACAACCACGACGCTGGATCTGTTCAGGTTCTTCAAGTCAGTCAAAAATCCATTAACAGAGAGTTTGATTCCATTAGTCAAATGGAGGATTACGCCAATCTTTTGGAATGGGATTTTGTTCTAGGCAAGGAGGGTAACGGCCTTAATACTGAGTACAGCCTTAGAGCTGTTCCCCGTAAGAAAGGCTCTAACGATGTAATCCAAGAAGCCTGGGAAGAAACCCAATCAGGAGGTTTCGATATCGGACGGTTACTAACTGGTGGAAACCCCTTTAAAGAGGGTTAAATTTAGTTAGGGACAAGAAAACAAAGTAGCCAGGGGTCGGATCCTGGCTTTTTTATTACTATGACAACCACTGAACGAATAAAAGTCGCTGAAGCACGCATAAAAGAGCTTGAGCTTCTAATTAAGCACTGGAAGAAACAGCTTAAAAGTAGTTAAAAGTAAATACTTTCGGTGAAGTTTTATTAAAAAGGGGGCCGCAAAGGTACGCAAGATGCTCCCTACTACTTTAGCCCCATCTAACATTTGTACTACTTACAGCTAGAGGCCGTGTCTCTACTAGATACTGTGTATCAATCCCTTAGAGAAAGGGATGACATTCCTGAAGAGTTAAAGTCCCAGGCAGGGAAGATTTTTACTGCGCTTTATAGGGAACAAACTGCTGGAGCGGATCCCTTTAAAGGACATGCAGAAACTCCTACCTATTACGGGTCTAAGTCCATACTGGAGAACATCTATCCAGAGGGCTTTATTAATAAAAATAGGGACTATGTATTGAAAAAACTCTCTAAGTAGGTATATTCATAGTGGGAAGCTATGTTTAAATGCCTACTATTGGAACGCTAGATGCTCAAGATGCACTAGCAGGACTAAGAAAATGGAGACTGGAACGCGATGATTCGCAGACTTTGTTTCCTCATAGAGTTTATAAGGATGAAGAAGGGACCATATATCACTCAGTAACTCATATCCTTAAAGAAACAGCACCCGATTGGCAAAAAGATGCATTGGAAAGATGGCTTACTAGACCCAGTTCTGGCCTGGAGCGTGATATTGCCTGCCAACGAGGCAACCTGGCCCACTCCCATGCTGAGTACTTACTTAAAACGGCTGCAAAACTGGCAAGAAACTCGGCGAACCGAAAAGGAATTTGGCGAACGGGTAAGGATGGACTGGAGCGCTGCCCATCAAAAGTTACATCGTGGGCGTTGGAGAAAGCAGCCCAAAGCTCCCCGCGTGTCGGTTGGTCAGCTGCGGGCTATGCGAGATGTCTACGCGGATGGATCCTGGAGCGAGTAAGTGCAATCCACGCTATTGAATTTTCAATCCATGCTGAATGTTTTGCTGGAACGTGTGACGCTTTATTGGATGTTGATGGTGTGGGTCCAATCGTGGTCGACTGGAAGACCAGTGCAAATGCAAGGTCAGAAGATTTACTACAGTCGTACATCGACCAAATTGGAGCGTATTCTCTGGGGCTCACTCGACTAACAGGAATAAAAGCTAGGGGTGGAGCGGTTGTTGTTGCACGCAGAAGCGGAGCCCCACAAATAAGAGAACTGTCTGAATTAGAAGTACGTGGAGCAGAAGTACGATTCCTGGAACGAGTAGAATGCTACAAAGCGATGATTAATTTAGGGGTTAATCACTGATAGAGCTTTTTGGTGTGTTCTATCCCATTTACCTGGAACGATTTCACCACCACCAAATATTTGGCAACCGTCAAAACCTGGAAGTGAACGAGACCCCCAGGAATTCATTCTGATATCTCTCCCAAACCTGGTACGAGCATTCGCCATAGCTTCAAACAAACTCATTGCAATCGTTTGGCAATGAAAGGTTTTGTAGCCTGGTACGTTTTGATCGACTAAGCAAAGAGTGACTAGGCGAGGTTTATCAAAAGCCAAGCGTCTGGGTTCCTCTTCTATGTTGTCTGGTGCGGTGCTCATGATTAAGCCCTCTTGAGTTTTGCTGCTGCATTAACCAACAGCATGGCAATTCTTTCTTGAGATTCAAGATCTTCAACAGCAATTGCACGATCTAGTAAATCTTTGAGAGTATCTAGAGCAATATCACCAATTCTTTTTTGCTCGTTGTTTGTAGGAAGGATTTCGTTAATCCATCGATAGGCTGTTGATCCTGGAACGTTTTCAGTTTCTAGGTAGTCTTTGATGAATTTTCTTGAGTGTCCATCCCTAGCCATTTCATTTATGGCTGCTTGTGCTTCTTCTTTCTGCATTTAGTTTCCGCCTCCTTCTGCAAAATCTCGTGCATCCTCGAACGCATCTTCTTCAGTTTTGAAGGGTCCGTAATTTTCCATTTGTACGGAGCTGGGCCACCAAAACCAACCAGGACCAAAAGGATGGGCTGGGTCGTAAAAGACTTCGAAGAGTTCTGGGCCGTCTTCAGTTTGAAAAGTGTGGTAGGCCATGTGGGTGATGGGTAAACTACAGTATTACAATATCATACAGGTCAAGCTTTGTGAGAAATTATCAATGTTCTCAGGTCTTCAAAAAGCAGATCCACTGCACTGGAGCGGTTCTCAGAGTATTACAGAAGATTTCTCAGAGTTTTGGGATTCTCAGGGTTGACATTCTATCCTTATAGTGTGCTATATTACAGGAGTCCTTTAGTTCACCCAAAACTATGGCAAGACCCAAAAAACAGGAATCTAAACCTGACAATCTTTGTGACTGGATCGACCAATGGCCTGGCGTCAAAGAGTTAGATGAACGCCACACCCAAGCGTTAGAGACAAGAAAAGATGCTCAAAGAAAATGCAAATATGCGACTTATCAAATTCAGCATTTAATGGTTGGCGTAGACGTCTTAAGAGAGAGGGTCTACGAAACAGAAATGGTTTGGAATGATGAGACGGATTTGCAGTACAAAGAAATTACTGGTGATTGTTTGGAATCCTGGCGCGATCTCCATCAAGCCAATGCAGATAATTTGCATGACCAAGCAATTGAAAAGTGCTTCGAAGTTGTCAAACTAAAGAAGGATTGGGACGAAAAGAAATTAACGTGTACCAATCTCTGGAATGAGTTGACCGCTTTAAGACAAACAGCACGGAAAGCATGGGACAAAGAACAGGAGGGAAAGAAATGAATTTGCCTTTAAATGAACAAGAGGCGTTTTTTCTCTTGGTTGCTGTTAATCGGACACGCCGCGAGCATGACGGC